ATTTCCTACAGCAACAGGTTCATGGGGAACAGTAACTCACGTTGGTGTGTTTGATGCGGTATCGTCAGGTAACTTAATGGCTTATGCGACTTTATCGTCAAGTAAAGCTATTGCTACTGGTGATGTATTCCGTGTGCCAACTGGTGACTTAGATATAACATTGAACTAATCTAACGATTAGGCTGACGTGGCAACTTTAAATGTTACTGCTTATTCGTATGGCACGAGTACGTATGGTTCACATGAATTTGGTGAAGACTCACTACCGATAGCAATATCGGCAAGTGCTAGTGTTACTGGAGCGTGTGAGCGTATACAACAATCTGAATTACTTGTAAGTGCAACGTCAGGTGTTGCTTCGATAGGTGGTTTTACTGCGGCGGCTGATGCAATTGTAAGTGTAACTTCGGCTACTACTTGTAGTGGTCAGGTAGTTGGTGAGCGTAGTGCTACAGTATCGGTTGCTTCTACAGTAACACAGACTGGTAATGCTACATTTGCTTCAGGCGGTACGGTTACAGTAACAGTATCTTCAGGTGTAACTGCGGCTGGTGAGAAGTTTATACTTGAAGAAACAGATGCACAAGGCTATGGTAGTTATCTGTATGGTGTAAGTGTTTACGATTTATCTAACCTACAGACAATAATATCAGCTACATCTACTGTTGCATGTTCAGCCGAGAAGATTAATGTTGGTAGTGCTACATTAGATGGCACAGCTACTGTTAGTGCATTAGCTAGAAGAGTTGCTCTAGGTTCAGTTCTAATAAATGGTACGTCAGTTACTGTAGCTACAAGTACAGGCAACGGTACAAGAGTTAGAACAAGTGCCGCACCTATAACAGTAGAGTCTACAGTTGTACCAGCCTCTACAATAGTAAGGGTTAGAGAGAGTAGTGCAAACCCAAGTGCAACAGCAAGTCTTACTTGTGATGGTGTGTTTATGGTCAATGGCGCGGCTACAGTTAGTCCTACAGCGACAATTGCGGCTATATGTAATCGAGTAAGATTCGGTTCAGGTACGCCAACTGCTAACGCTAGTATTACTGTATTAGGCTTTGCCACGAGAGGTGGTATCGCATCGCTGACAGGAGCTTCAACAATAGTTGCAGACTCCGAAAGAATACAACAGCCTTATGCTACTATACAACCTGAAACAGTATTTACTGCAACGTGTAATAGAGTACAAAGCACTTCAGGTGCATTAAGTGCAACGTCAGGAACTGCTACAATAGGCAGAGAGAAATGGGAATTAATTGTTAATAACACTAACACTTGGACACAGATAGCGGCTTAATATTATGTTGATACCACTACAATTACCACCCGGAGTTCATGCAAACGGAACAGAGTTTGAGTCTTCTAACAGATGGCGTGAAGCTAGTCTAGTTAGATGGCACGATGGTTCAATGAGACCAGTAGGTGGATGGACAGTAAGAAAATCTAGCGCATTTGCTTATGCACCTAGAGCAATGATTTCATATTTAGACAACGATAGTGACGAACATATGGCGGCTGGAACATATGAAAAGTTATATTATGTGAACCCGGCACTAACAGTAACTGACATAACACCATCTTCAGGATTTACTTCAGGCTCTTTAAATGGCGCACTTAATTTAGGTTATGGTGGCGGATTTATGGGTTCAACAAATTATGGTCGAGCGCCAACAAGTTCAGGAGTTTATGCAGAAGCAACTACTTGGTCATTAGATACGTGGGGAGAATATCTTCTAGGCGTGTCTTCAACGGATGGTAAGTTATTAGAGTGGCAAGGTAATCCTAGTGCAAACGCGGCAACAGTTGCGAATGCTCCGGTAGACAACCTAGCTATGGTAGTCACAGAAGAAAGGTTTGTATTTTGTTTAGGAGCTGGTGGTAATCCACGTAAGGTTGCATGGTCTGATAAAGAAAATAATACTTCTTGGACAGCCGCCGCAACAAACGAGGCTGGTGACATGGAGCTTCAGACTAATGGACAGATTATGTGTGGCGTTAGAATGAGAGGCGCAACGTTAATCTTGACAAGTGAAGATGCACACTTAGCTACTTACTCAGGAGCGCCATTTGTATATGGATTTCAGAGAGTAGGTACAGCATGTGGCATAGCCTCAAGGAAAGCCGCAGTAGCAATTGATGAGGGCGCATTTTGGATGGGTAAGAAAGGCTTCTACACATTTAATGGTTCTACTGCTACCGAAATTTCTTGTGAAGTAGCTGACTATGTGTTTGATGATTTAAACCCTTCACAGGTAAGTAAAGTGTATGCAGTACATAACTCACAGTTTGGAGAGATATGGTGGTTCTATCCTTCAGCAAGTGCAAATGAAAACGACAGATACGTTACCCTTGACTATAAAGAAGGTCATTGGGCAACAGGCGTTATAGACAGAACTGCTGGTGTTGACCAAGGAATATTTGTTAATCCAATATGGGCAGATGCAAGTGGTAATCTTTACAATCAAGAGACTGGATACACACATGGCTCAGTTAAGCCTTATGCTGAATCAGGCTCTATTAGTCTAGGCAATGGTGATACTATTATGAAAGTAAGTAAGCTTATCCCTGACGAAAGAACTCAAGGTCAAGTTGAAGTTACATTTAAAACTAGATTCCATCCTAATGACTCCGAAACATCTCATGGCGCTTATACATTAAGTAATCCAACAGATGTTAGATTTACAGGAAGACAGGTTAGGGTTAAAATACAAGGAACTGCAAACGATAATTGGCGGTCAGGGATTATGAGAATAGATGCTGTACCGGGTGGTAGACGATGAGTATTGCTACTCCGCCACCACCGTTAGGAGCAGACTGGAAACCTTGGGGAGAACGTATTAACGCTTTCCTTACAAGTACACGAAACAAATTACAGTTCAAAGACTCAGATTCTAGAGCTGTAGAAGATGGTATTTTGATGTGGGATGCCGCACAAGATTGTCCAGTAGTATCAAAGAATGGAGCTTGGATTAAGTTAAAATTAGACCCATGAATATACAAGAACAACTTATGGCTGGAAAGGATTGGATTATGTCTGCGCTTAATAAAGGCGGTGACACACATGACTTTAAAGATATTGTAGATGGTGTGTTAAGTGGACACATGCAACTATGGATGGGGTCAAACGGTTGTGCAGTCACAGAGATTGTAGTGTATCCTAACAAAAAAGTGCTACACGTATTCTTAGCCGGTGGAGATAAAGGCTACGGAATTAAACAGATTACAGACATGCATGATAGTGCAATGGAATGGGGAAAATTACAAGGCTGTGACGGAATGTCAATAGCCGGTAGGAAAGGATGGAAACGTGTTCTTGAATCTAAAGGATGGAAAGAACAACTTACAATATTAGCAAAGGAGTTTTGACATGAGTTCAGGTGGCGGCGGTAAAGGTGGTGGAAAGAAAACAACTACAGAGACAACAGTACCTGAATGGGTAAGAGCGCCAGCAGATAGAAATCTGCAACGTGCAGAAGCTCTCCAACAAATTGAGTACATGCCATACTATGGCGCACAAGTTGCGGCATTTAATGACAATCAAGCGGCGGCATTTCAAAACAATAATGATGCGGCTTCAGCTTTTGGTTTACTCGCTCCTACAGATGCAATGAGTAGTATGCCAACTCCAACTACATACGCTAATGGTATGAAAGGTTACAGCTCTATTCCATTGTACGACCAAGCTATGAAAGAATTAACAGCTTCAAATCCTGACAATATGGATGCCTACAGTAAACTATTTGGTAATGCAGTACCAGCAAATACACCTCAATACGCTGGACGTAGTGGTGGTGGTGGCGGAGGTGGAGGAGTTGCTCCTAGAGGTGGAAGAGATTTAACTTACGCTGAAACTATGGCACAAACATACGCAAATACCAAAGTTGGTGAAGATGCTAGTGGTAAATCAATCTATGGATATACTGGACAAGGTGATGCCGGAGGCAGAGCTGGTGTTATGGATATTGGAGCGCCTAAATACAATTACAACGTTCAGGCAACAACCGCACCTAAACCATCCAAGTATGCTTCACAAAAAACTTATAAGAGCAAAGGTGGTACATACAAAAATCCAAATAATCAATCTTACGGAGGTCGGTAATGGCTGGACAAGTACCCGGAGGTCAGCAAAGACCTAATATAGCACCACCAGCACCCGGAGTACAACCTCGCGGTTTTACACAGGCTTTACCTAGACCCGGAGTACCACCAGCACCCGGAGTACAACCTCGCGGAGGTCTGGGAAGATATGCAGGAAACCCTAATCATATTGCTCAACAACAAGCAGTTCAAAACCCGAATCATCCTATGTATGTGCCACCAAAAGGTGGTATTGCTCCAGTACCTACTAACATTAACAGCCTAGCGGCTCAAGGCATACAAGCGGCTGGATTAGGAACTGCGGCTGGAATGGCATATACGCCTAGTCAGGTTGGAGTAGCCGGAACAAGCGCTTCAGTTAATCCAACAAATGTTGCTGGCTCAAATGTAAACGCAATGAACGTTGCTGGTTCGAGTGTTAATCCAGCTTTAAATAATGTGACTGGCTCAAATGTTAATACGAATTATTTGGGTAGTAATGTAACTCCTACGAATGTTAGTGGTACAAATGTAAATGCCGCACTAAACAATGTTGCTGGCTCTAATGTTGCTGGCTCTAATATAGCGGCTCAACAAGTAGGACAGCAAAATGCAAGTCCACAGGTAATGGCGCAACAGTTACTTAATGCTAATATAAACGCTTACCAAAATCCTTATACAGACCAAGTCGTTAAGGCTAATGAGACTGACATCTTACGTGGTGCTAACATGGGATTAGATATGTTAGGCGCACAAGCTCAAGCGGCTGGTGGTTTTGGCGGCTCACGACATGGTGTTGCAATGGGTGAAATGGGTAGAGGTGTTGCTCAACAATTAGCACAATCATCTGCTGGTCTTAGACAAGCTGGTTTCCAAAATGCACAAGCAATGGCTGGTCAAGATATAGCAAACAATTTTCAATCTCAAATGGCTAACCAAGCTGGTAGTCAATTTGATATTAATACTAACATGCAAAGACAGTTAGCAAACCAAGGTGCTGGATTACAAGCTTCACAAGCTAACCAACAAAACGCAATACAAGCTGGTTTATCTAATCAACAGAACGCTTTGCAAGCGGCTGGTATGAACCAAAGTGCTGGCATGCAAGGTCAATTAGCAAATCAACAAAATGCACTACAAGCGGCTGGTATGAATCAGTCTGCCGGAATGCAAGGACAATTAGCTAATCAAGCAAACAGAATGCAAGCTTTAGGAATGGGTCAAAACTCTGCACTAGCTAATCAACAGAATGCGTTACAGTCGCAAGGTATGAACCAACAATATGGTATGCAAGGGCAACTTGCTAACCAAGGTAACGCACTACAAGCTGGACTAGCTAATCAATCGGCTAATATGCAAGCTGGACTAGCTAATCAAGGTAATGCTTTACAAGCTGGTGGTATGAATCAGCAATACAATATGCAAGGACAAATGGCTAACCAATCTGCTGGTATGCAAGACATACAAAACCAGTTGCAAGCTTCATTGGCAAATCAAAACGCTGGACTACAAGGAAACCAACTTAGACTTGGAGCGGCTAATCAATTAGGTCAATTATCTAATCTTGGTTTTGGTATGGGTCAACAAGTTAACAATAATTTAGCACAGCAAGGCGCACAGCAACAAGCAATGCAACAAGCTCTAATGCAAGCGGCTCAAGCTCAGTTCCAAGGATTTCAAAATCATGGAGCGCAAGGTATAGGTTATGTCAACCAAGCACTTGGACAAACTCCTAACGTTGGCACTACTACAAAACAAGAGACTAAACAAAATGGAATATTTGACTACTTAACAGCAATGACAAATAGCTATTCAGGAGGCGCGTAATGGCTGGACTAGGTGACAGAGCTACAGGCTTAATGAGTATGCTTTTTGGTGGTGATGAGGAACAAGAACAGGCTACACACACAATGCCTGATGGCACAGTAATGCCCGGAGCATCACATTCCGGTGGTGGTGATACTGGAAACGGTATGGGTATGGGTCTAGGCAACGTAATGACTAATGTAAGCAATCAAATGTTTAAGGGTATGAGCCGAGAACAAGTCTACAAAATGGGGCAAAGCTTTAACACATTACGTTTTGAGCCTGATGATAGGATGGCGGCTAACTTTGAGTCAAGACTTGCCGCTATGGATAAAGACAAAAGTTCTAAAGCCGCACGTACAAACGCTGTAAATGCTCTTTTAAATATGAAATCAGAAGCATACCCAAATGGTAGAGTTGATTTAGCAGATTTAGTTAGGCAAGGTGTATATTCAAGTGCAGACGCTATAAAAGAAGCACTTAAAAAGCCTACAGTAAGTAAAACCCAAGAATTACTTGGTATATTTAATGACGAATCTAATCCTTATAATTTAACTGATGCGCAACGTCAATTAGGTACTGAAAATGCATTAGGAGTCTCTATAACTAAGGGTGACTTAGAGAAAAAAACAGATTTGTATACAAAAATGAAAGGAGAGGCTGACGCGGCTGGCACAGTAATGAGTCCTAATATGTTGGAAATGTTTGGAATATCAAAAGAAAACCAATCCAAATTTGATGAAGATTGGAACAATTTATCTAGATTTGCTGAAGACAATGGAATGAAGCCAGCAGAATTACAAGAAAAACGTTTGGCACTTATAACTGGTGTTCAACCTGATGATGGTAAAACAGAAGCTATAAAAACTATGGAATTCCGAGCTGAAGCGGCTG